TCTGGACGGCGCACCGGTTCAAGGTGGCGCGGGAGTCGTTCAACGAGATGCGGGCGTGGGCGAAGACGTCCCGGCTGCGGAACCACATCGACTACGACGACATCACGACGGCGGCGGGGAACGAGACGATCCCGTTCCGGAACGGCTCCAGGATCGTGTTCGCTGCTCGCGAGCGGGGCGCGATCCGCGGGTTCACGAAGGTCCGGCGGCTGGTGCTGGACGAGGCGCAGATCTTGTCCGAGCAGGCGCTGGCGGACTTGGCGCCGACGATGAACCAGGCGCAGAACCCGCAGATCATTCTCATGGGGACGCCACCGAAGCCGACGGACCCGTCAGAGGTGTGGACGCGGCTGCGGGCTGAGGCGCTGGCTGGTGAGTCCGAGGGGCTGCTGTACGTCGAACTGTCGGCGCCCCCGGGGTCGGATCCGCTGGATCGTTCGGCCTGGCGGAAGGCGAACCCGTCGTATCCGCGGCGGACGCCGGACAAGGCGATCCTGCGGCTGAACAAGCTGCTGAGCCCGGATGACTTCCTGCGGGAGGCGCTGGGGATCTGGTCCGAGGACGTGGACGGCGGCTGGCGGGTAATTCCTCGCGAGCAGTGGCTAGCCCTGGTCGATGAAAAGTCCGAGCCGGTGCGCCGCCCGCATGAGGTGGCGTTCGCGGTGGAGATGTCCTGGGACCGCACCGCAGCCGCGATCGGCGTGTGTGGTCGCCGTGAGGACGGCCTGTTCCACGTGGAGATCCCCACGGATGCCGACGGCCGTTCGGATTACCGGTCGGGTCCGCCGCACTGGCTGCCGCCGCGGTTGAAGCAGTTGGTCAACCAGTGGCGCCCGGCGCGGGTGGTGATCAACGGCAAGGGGCCGGCCGGTCCCCTGATCCCGGACATCGAAGCGCTCGGCGTGGAGGTGTACCAGCCGACGCACGTGGAGCTCGCGCAGGCGTATGGCCGGTTCCGGGACACGGTGGAGGCCGGTGGCCTGCGCCATCTTGGTGAGCCGGCATTGAACACGGCTCTGGCGGGTGCGGCGTCCCGGAAGGTCGGGGATGCGCATGCGTGGGACATGAAGGAGGCGTCTACGGATTCGGCGCCGCTGATCGTGGCGACGAACGCGCTGTGGGGGCTGGCGACGGCTCCGGCGCCGAGCAGGTTCTTCGCTGCCTACCGATGAAGGAGCGCCCGTGGCCGTCCTTGAACGGGTGCCCGTGGACCGGATCAGCGTCCAGGCCCGTGAGGTGCATTTCGGGCGGCTGCTGCTGACGTTGTTCGCGGCGCTGTTCTTCGGGATCGGGTGGGTGGCGGCGAAGACGTGGCTGGCGGTCGCCTGGTGCGGCGTAGCGGTAAAGGTCGGCTGGCAGGAGGCCCGTAGTGGTGGCACGCGCCGGCCTACTGGATAGGGTCACCTCGGCCGCTGTGGCGGCCCGCGCCGGTGTATCGCAGGACGAGACCCGCTTCGGCGTGGACTCGTGGATCAGCGACTACCTGACCCCGTCGCTGTACTCGTCGGCCGGGGTCACGCAGACGATGGCCGGGGAACGGATCCGGCAGGTCTCGAACTCGCTGCCCGGGTACACGAACGCGGCGCGGGACTGCCCGCCGGTGTTCGCCGCGCAGATGGTCCGCGCGCTGGTGCTCTCGCAGGTGCGGTTCACGTTCCGGAACCTGCCGTCGTCGCCGACGCCGCGGCGACTGTTCGGCACGTCGGACCTGCAGTTGGTGGAACGGCCGTGGCGGGGCGGCACGACCGGGAACCTGGTCGCTCAGATGGAGTGGCACGAGGGCCTGGCCGGGAACGCGTTCGTGTACCGGCAGGCCCGGAACAAGCTGCGGATCCTACGCCCGGACTGGACCGCGATCGTGTACGGCTCGAACCAGGAGCCGGACCTGGCGGCGACGGCGCTGGACGGCGAACTGGTCGGCTACGCGTACTGCAACGGCGGGTTCGGATCCGGGAACCCGGTGTCGACGCTGACGCCGCAGGAGGTGTGCCACTGGGCGCCGCTGCCGGACCCGTTGACCAACGGCGACGGCGTCGGCGTGTCGTGGATCACCGCCGCGTTGCGGGACATCCAGGGTGACATCGCGGCGTCCGAGCACAAGCTGCGGTTCTGGTCGAACGCGGCGACCCCGAACATGGTCGTGAAGGGCATCCCGGCCGGTAACAAGCAGGAGTTCGACGATGTCGTCGACCTGATGGAGGCCCGGCACCGGGGCGTCGCCAACGCCTACCGGACGCTGTACCTGGCCGCCGGCGCCGACGCGACGGTGGTCGGATCGAACTTCAAGGACATGGACCTGAAGGCCGTCCAGGGTGCCGGTGAGACCCGGATGGCGATGCTGGGGCGGGTGCCGGCGCCGCTGCTGGGGATCTCCGAAGGCCTCGCCGGCTCGAGCCTGAACGCGGGGAACTTCGGGATGGCCCGGCGGATCTTCGCCGACTCCTGGATCTACCCGACGCTGCAGGACCTGGCCGCCTCCCTCGAGGCGATCGTTCCGCCGCCGCCGAACCCGCGGACCGGGCTGCAGGACTCGGAGCTGTGGTTCGACACGCAGGACATGCCGATCCTGCGGGAGGACGCGAAGGACGCGGCCGAGATCGAGCAGATCAAGATGTCGACGATCACCGGCTACGTGAAGGAAGGGTTCACCGCCGATTCGGCGGTGGCCGCGGTGAACGGGCAGGACGTGAAGCTGCTCCGCCATACGGGCCTCGTCTCGGTTCAGCTTCAGCCCCCGGGGACCACCGCACCTGCGGACGGTCAGCCTGCCCTGCCTGTTGGAGGCAACTAATGACAGAAAACGGTCGCCTCGACGTGGATGTGGTCCGCGCCATGGGCCGCAGCCCGGTCCTGCGGATGGAGGACAAGGGAGCTGGGCTCGGGACGCTGGAGATCCGCTTCTCCGCGTTCAATGTCTGGTACACGGTCGACTCGGTTCGCGAGGGCAAGTTCCTGGAGCGCACGATCCCCGGGACGTTCGCGGACACCATCGTCGAGGACCGTTCGGCGCAGCGGGTCCTGTTCGACCATGGTTTCGATCCGCAGATCGGCAACAAGGTCCTCGGCCCGATCGACGACCTCCGCGAGGAGGCCGACTCACCCGTCGCCTTGGTGCCACTGTTCGACACCTCCTACAACCGCGACCTGCAGCCCGGCCTGCTGGCCGGCGTGTACGGCTCAAGCTTCCGGATGCGCGTGCCGAAGGGCGGCGATTCCTGGAACGACCGGCCTGGTAAGTCTGACTACAACCCCGACGGGCTGCCCGAGCGGACCATCAGCAAGGTCCGCGCGCTCGAATTCGGTCCAGTGACGTTCCCGGCGAACCCCAGCGCGACCGCCGGTGTCCGGTCCATGACCGACCACTTCTACGACCAACTGCGGCAGCGGGACGCCACGGCCTACGAATCCGTGGCCCGCGCCGCCGGTTGGCTCACCGACCTCACCGGGGCGCCCGACGCGCGGAGCGCGGGACGCGGTGACCGCAAGGACGACCAGCCAGGCAACGGCGGGACGTCGACCACGCCGTACAGGCCCCTGTACGACGAACTGCTGTTCCTGGAGAAGAGATGACCATCGAGATCATCGACGAGCTCCGCGGGAAGGACGCCGCGGACCTCAAGGACGACAGCCTCCCCGACGAGCTGCGGGGCAAGACCCCGGAAGAGCTGCAGACGTTCGTCGAGGTCCTCGACGCGCACCTGCGCTCGATCCACCAGACCGACGAGGGTGAGCTGCGGGACAAGACCCCGGACGAGGAGAAGGCGTTCGCCTACGGCCTGGCCGTGCGGGCGAAGGCGATGGCGAAGCTGGAGGAGCACCGCAACATCGCGGAGATCTTCCGCCGGAAGCCGGCCTCGGTGCAGCGGGTCATGGACAACATCAAGTACGGGCAGGACGACCCGCTGTCCGACGTGCGGCGGCTCACCCCGACCGAGGCGCGGGAGCGGGCGCTGCGCCGCCTCGACGACCGGGCGTCCACCTCGCACATGTCCCCGGAGCAGAAGACCGAGGTCGAGAAGCAGCTTCGCCGCGACCCGGACATCGCCCGGCGGATCCTCGTCACCGAGAACGAGGACTACCGCAACGCGTGGATGAAGCTGGTCACGAACCCGAACGCGCAGATGGTGCTGTCCAACGAGGAGCGGGACGCGATCCGCGCCTACGAGGAGTACCGGGCGATGGCGGAGTGGACGACCACCGCCGGCGGGTTCGGCATCCCCGTGTTCATCGACCCGTCGATCATCCTGACCGCGCAGGAGACCGACAACCCGTTCCTGACGCTGGCCCGGCAGGTCACCGTCAACACGAACCAGTGGAAGGGCGTCTCGTCCGCCGGTGTGACGTGGGCGTTCCAGACGGAGGCCGCGGCGACCACGGACAACGCGCCGACGCTGGCGCAGCCGTCCGTGACGGTGCACATGGCCCGCGGGTTCATCCCCTACTCGATCGAGGTCGGGCAGGACTACCCGTCGTTCGCGTCGGAGATGGCCGCGCTGCTGGCCGCCGGCTACGACGAGCTGCTGGTCGACAAGTTCACCCGCGGCTCCGGCTCCGGTGAGCCGTTCGGCATCCTCACCGCCCTGTCGGCGAACACGAACGTCCGCGTCACCGTCACCACCTCCGGCACCATCGGCACCCCCGACCCGTACAAGGTGTGGGCGGCGCTGCCGCAGAAGTACCGCCGCCGGGCGGCGTGGCTGATGTCGGTGAACGTGAACAACGCGATCCGGCAGCTCGGCACCTCGACCCAGTTCCACGCCTACACCGTGAACCTCGAGGAGCAGTGGCTGAACGCGCTGATGAACAAGCCGGTCGCCGAGTCCCCGTACATGCCGGACTCGACCACCTCCACGTCGGCCACCATCGGCCTCGCGGTCGTCGGCGACTTCCAGAACTACGTCATCGCCCGCCGCGGCGGCATGAACGTGGAACTGGTGCCGACCCTGTTCGACGTGACGAACAACCGGCCGACCGGGCAGCGCGGCTGGTTCGCGTACGCCCGCATCGGCGGCAACTCGGTGAACGACCTCGGCTTCCGGCTCCTGGTGAACACCTGATCCTGCCGGGGTACCGGTGAGGACGTCCGACGTTCCCTTCCTGAGGCAGGAACCCATGGCAGACACCAAGCCCACCGCGCCCGCCGCAACCCCGACGACGTCGCCGTCCGGCAAGCTCGCGCCGGCCGCGGAGTCGGGCGACCCGGCGGTCCACAAGCTGCTCGCCGACATCCAGACAGCGCAGCTGAACGGCGACAGCGACGGCGAGAAGAACCTGCGCAAGCAGTTGGCCGAGCTCGGCTACGAGTAGGCCTCTACGACCGGCGGCCCCGTCATCCCTCCCCGGGAGCGGGGCCGCCGCCTATCCCGGGGAGGAACAGCAATGAGAATCGTGTACGCGGTATCCGATGCGTCCGTGTCGGACCCGTCGTCGGGTGCGCCCGGCGTGGTCCGTAAGGGCACGCACTGGTCGGCGGATGACCCGGTGGTGCAGGCGCACCCGGACCTGTTCTCCGACGACCCGCGCTGGGGCCTGGCCTATTCGGTGGAGCCCGAGGGTTGGGATGCGCCGGTGGAGCAGGCGACCGCGGCTCCGGGTGAGCGGCGGAGCGTGCGCCGGGTCGAGCACCGTGGCTGAGCCTGACGAGAGGCCTGATCCGGCGCAGTCGGTGACGGTCGCCTACGTCCATCAGAACGAGGTCACCTACTCCTGGCACCACTCGATGATCGAGCTGGTCGGCTACGACCTGGTCAACCACGGCCGGGTCATGTCCGGCGGCTACATCGCCATGCGCTGCGGCTCCGACGGCCTCGTCGAAGCCCGGAACAAGGCGGTCCGCTCGTTCCTCGAGGACCGCCCGTCGGACTGGCTGTTCTGGATCGACACCGACATGGGTTTCGAGATGGACACCATCGACCGGCTGCTGGAGGCCGCGGACCCAGTCGAGCGCCCCATGGTCGGCGGCCTGTGCTTCTCGATGCGGGAGACCGAAGCGGATGGCATGGGCGGCTGGTTGACGGCGCCGACGCCGACGGTGTTCGACTGGGCGAAGATCCCGGGCAAGGACGGCGCTGAGCCGCAGATGGGGTTCGCGGTCCGCTGGGACTACCCGGTGAACACGCTGGTGCAGTGCGCCGGCACCGGGTCGGCGTGCCTGCTGATCCACCGCTCGGTGTTCGAGCGGCTGGCCGGCAAGTACGGGCCGATCTGGTACAACCGCGTCCCGAACACCTCGACCGGGCAGTTGATCTCGGAGGATCTGTCGTTCTGCCTGCGGGCGGCGGCCGAGCAGATCCCGCTGTACGTGCACACCGGTGTGCGGACGACGCACATGAAGTCGGCGTGGGTCGGCGAGCAGGACTACTGGCGGCACCGGGCGTTCGACCCGCCGCAGTTGAAGGTTCCCGAGCCTGAGCCGGCGCAGTGAGCGACCTGGCGGTCATCGTCCCGTCGCGGGGCCGGCCGCAGAACATCGCCGATCTGGTCGAAGCCTGGGACGCGACCGCGACGGGACAGGCGAAGCTGTTCGTCGCGGTCGACGACGACGACCCGCGCCTCGACGACTACATGGACCTCGCCGCGACCTGGGA